GAGGATGTGACAAGGCGAATACTTGAGGGTAAAGGTTCAGCAGCTAGGGCCATAATTAGAAACGAACTTGCACCTTTGCGTAAAAAGTACGAAGACTCCCTTGTTCGTTCGCGTGAAAGGGGTCGGAGAGCCGCCTTAAACAAGCACTACTATTCCGAAGAACCGTTTACCGGTATTGACGGGGAGCCGTACATCGCTGGATTTGAGGTTATTAAAAGCGCTTTAAATAACGACGTACAGTTTAACCAACTTTTTGCAGACGAAACTGGTGTAAGAGCTTTACGCAAAGCCTGCAATAAAATTATCAGAGAGAAGAAAAACGCTATTGATGCTTTAACCACAGCTATTGATAATTTCTTTAAAAAATTAAAGGGACTGGAGCAAGCAGAAGAAAACCCATCATTTTTTACAAAATGCTTGGTTAAAAGCGAAACAGCTTCATACGAAACCGTATCTCCCTGCGACGTGGTACGTTTCACAATTAAAGCGCGTCTGTTCAGGCGTATCTCTGGACGCCAAAGAATTTACGGCCAAGACCGTAAAATGGAGGGTTACTCTTCAGGCGACAACGGTGTCAGAAACCGCGTAGCGTATTTCAGGTTTTACTACAAAACAGTTAACCAAACGAATTACGAACGAATGCCCTCTTTGTTTGCAGTGCGTCGAGGCTCAGAAAGCCACGCTTACTTAGGACTTTATTTTGAACCCAATGATAGTAAAACCGGCAAAAACAAGCGTACTCGTTGGCAGTTTAAGTTTGAGCCAGTACACGACCCAATGGCTCATTTTAATGAGACAACGGACAGCAGAGTAAGTTTTATTGAAGGCACTGGAACGTACCAAGTTATTAAGGACGATATTGGCGGAAGCAACGAAACAACAGGAAATCAACTAGGTTTTTACGGTCGTGTTGTGTCTGGTCTTGCCAGGGGCGGCCTTGAAGGAATGCCCAAAGCAGACCCAGAAGATACCTACGAATACGACCTGTTTTCAAACAACACCGACACCCAAGTGCAGTTCAGCTTTGAGAACGGCCCTGAGTTTTCAATCAGCGCAGTTAACGAGCAACAGTTTGCTGGCACGGATTCTGAAGACGGAATTGGTGCTCAATACAACAACTTAAGCACCATGGCAATGGTTGTCAGAGCTGGTAAAAATTTACAAGACCTCAGAAAAGTATCTACATATGTTTCCCAGGGCAAAGATTGTTACAACGTCGATAACTTGTCGCAGGCAACGGGGAGCAGTAGTTATGCGCCGGACATATTTATGGATACCGCTATTGATACACTCGACGGTGTCGGTAATTATGTGCCCAGCATCAATAGCGTGTTAGATGTCTCCGCTTTGCAGCTTGCTAAAAAATTCTGCAAGAACAACCAGCTACCTACCCACGAAAGCACCGGAAAAATTGAACTATTTATGGACGGCATCATTGCGGACGCAACTTCCTGGCGCGAGTTTTGGGTTAACAACGCCCCTTTCAGCCTGTTAGAGCTGGTGCGTAAGAACGGTAAGGAGGCGTTGCTGCCCGCAATTCCCGTCAATTCTGATGGCCGCGCAACGGTAAAAGACACCAGTAGAGCATCGGGAGTTGCCCCAGTTCCTGTCCCCATTAGCGCGTTGTTTACGTCAGGGAACATCTTGGAGGGTTCTTACAAGGAAGAATTTCTGGATTATGGCCAAGAGACTCAACCTCTAATCGCCACAATTGTTTACAGGGAAATGGAAATCCCCGATGACGAGACAAATGAAGGCTCTGTATTTGCCAAATTAAACACGGTAGAGGTTCAGCGTAAGGAAAGGGCTGACTACACAGTTCCTGAAAATGAGAAGTCTCGGGAGACCTTTGACGCCAGTGCTTTCGTTACCCAACGCGAGCAAGCAATCATGATTGGCAAACTGCTCGTCAACCAGCGTATGTGGATTGAGCGTGGAATTGAATTTAAAACGTTCCCCTCCGACAGTCCGGTTGAACCCGGTAGCTACATCTATGTTGACGTCGGCAACAAGTTCTGGGATAACACGACTGCAGGCAAAATTTTAGAAGGTAAAAAACTTAATGTTCCGTTACATGAAGACGATAGCATCACCGACGGCACCTACAACTTCTTGGTTTACAACCATGGCGCGGGTGAATCCGTGTCGTCCGTTGAGGATTCAAGCCTGGCAAATGTTCAGGTGACAAATATGACCGCGTCAAGTCTCCCCGACAAGTACATCGGGTACATGTTTGTCATGGGCAAGCTACGCACCGAACAGCGTGTCTTCCGCGTAACAGAAGTTGCTTTAGAGGAAGAGGGCGAAGTTCGCGTCAAAGCAATCGAATACCCCTGCAACGACGACCTAGGCGCCAAGATCGCTGACTTCGAGCCAGACAAATTTACCGTCCGCTAAACTTGAATTACTCAATGTCCCTACCCACGTAGTCATGAGCGGTTTCTTCACGGGGCGCACTGGTTCGATCGAAGTCGCCGGAAACATCATTATGAAGTGCCGCGACTGGTCGCTGGAGGCCACGGTTGAGCTGCTCTCAACAAACACAATTGACACTTACGCAAACACCTTTGTCCCTGGCGTCAAGGGAGCAACCGGTAGCGCAACGTTGTTGTACTACCGAAAGCAGTCGAATGATCCGTCTCAAGAAAAAGACGCTTCATGGATTATGAATAAGTCTGGCCTTCTACGGAAGGGAGCAATTGATGCACCGGAAAACCAAGATAATAACGATCGTGTGTTTTTTGTTCTTAATGTCGGAACCGATCCTAAAGACGACATTAGTTTCTACGGTTACGTAACGTCTATAGGGGTGACTGTTAGTACCGGCGAACTGTGTACTGTTCCAATCACGTTTACTGTTGACGGCGATTATACAGACGTTCCAGGGACTTGATCTAGGTTAAGAACATGGCCTTCTTTTTAGGCAACCACGGAAGATTTGTTTTCCGGCGAGGCCCCGACGCACAACTTGCCACGCTTATCTCATCAATATCCCCCGACGATATTGCCCTGAGCTTGAACAGGGTTGGTTTTGCTAGATCGTTAGACAACATTATTACTGGCGATCGAATTGACATCAGTACAACCAGTGCAAGCGGTTTAGCGTTTATTCCCGCGTCCAACTGGTCAAGCAATACGATTGAAAACAGTTTTAGCTGCTTTGTTCAGGTTAATGAAGCGGGCGGTTTACGTCTTTTCCCTACCTTTGCATCTGCCGTTAACAACGATCGAAGTGCTGAGATTAGCCTTCAGTCGTTTAGCGGCGACCCCTTGGATGTGACAGTTCAAATTAGAGACGTCTCCGCCAATACTTTAGGAAACGTCACCTCATTTGAGTTCAACGCCTCGCGGGAAGCGATTGACGTAACATCCTTAGCAGACAAATTTAGGAATCAATACAACGCAGGACTTTTAAGCGGTTCGGGCCGCATTGATTGCGCATTCGACTATACAACGGATGGGGTCACAGAATCGCCGCTTACGGTGATGCAGACGATCCAGCGCTTGGATGTTGGAGCGAGTTTTGACGCGCAGTTGTACCTAGTTGACGCCGAGCTTACCCCAGAAACACAAACCATTTTTTACCAAATTACAGCCCTTATAACCTCCGTTGGGGTAACCGTTCCCAGTGACGGAATTATTACAGCGACTGTTGACTTTGTAACTACCGGAGAATTACGTTTGATCTTCGGACGTCCTGGTGAGTATCTCCTTAAAGAAGATACTGACCGTATTGAGCTTGACCAGTCCGTTGATTTCCTGCTCAAAGAAGTGACTGACTAAACTAGGTCTATACACGTTCCTGACGCAGGAGTAGGGCCTTGGCTGACCAGCGCATTACACAGCTTGTCGAGCTTTCCGAGGCCGGCGTAGCTGCATCTGATGTCCTCGCAATCGTAGACATCAGTGGGTCTGAAACTAAGAAAGTCACAGCCAAGAACCTTGTTTCCGCAGGCGTTGACCTTATCGATGCTGGCGCAATTGACCTAAACAAATTAGACCAAAGTAGTACAACAAAACTTGGTACAGCTTCGATTGCGGATGATGCAATCACCTACGCAAAAATTCAAAACGTCACCGCAACAGATCGTTTGCTGGGACGCAGCACGATTGGCAGTGGTGTAATTGAAGAAATTACATGTACTGCAGCAGGTCGAGCACTCCTCGACGATGCAGATGCAACCGCCCAACGCACCACCCTTGGGTTGGGAACGATTGCCACTCAAAACTCCACAAGCCCAACCCTTAGCGGGGTCACGATTACCAGTGGAACAATCACTGGTATTACAGACCTTGCCATTACAGACGGTGGAACCGGTGCATCAACGGCCCTTAATGCCCGCACCAATCTTGGCCTAGAGATTGGAACCGATGTTCAGGCTTACGACGCAGGTCTGAACTCCATTGCGGGATTAACAACCGCAGCGGACCAAAGTATTTATCTCACTGGAGCGGATACTTACGCCGCCTACAATCTCACAGCTTTTGGGCGATCACTTCTAGATGACGCCGATGCGGCAGCAGGTCGAACCACCCTTGGTTTGGGTTCGCTTGCGACTCTAAACACAATTACCAGCAGTGAAATTTCAGATCTAACCATTGTCACTGCAGACTTGGGAGAGTCGTCGGTCACTGTTGGCAAACTAAATCTCAATGCAGGTGAACTTGCAGGAAATCTTATTGCCAACAATGGGATTGCCACTGCCCAACTAGACAACAGCGCTGTAACCACAGCAAAGATTGCGGATAACGCAGTTACTTACGCAAAAATTCAAAACACTTCAACGCAAGACATCATTATTGGCCGGGTTACCCCAGGCGCAGGCGACCTCGAAGAAATTACCTGTACCGCCGCCGGTCGAGCACTTATTGATGACGTAACGGTTGCCGATCAGCGCACCACCCTTGGCCTTGGAACGCTTGCCACTCAAAGCGGTACGTTTTCCGGTACGCACTCCGGCACCACCAGCGGCACCAACACAGGCGACCAAACCATCACCCTTACCGGTGATGTAACCGGTTCCGGCACCGGTTCGTTTGCCACAACAATTTCGGCCGGTGTTGTTGGTACAACGGAACTTGCTTCTGACGCTGTTACTTATGAAATTCTGCAAGACACATCTATTACAGATGTCGTTCTCGGCCGAAGCAGTGCTGGCGGTGGAACCGTTGAAGAAATCGCCTGTACTGCGGCAGGCCGAACGCTAATTGCCGGGGCAGATGCAGCGGCCCAACGCTCCAGCCTTGGCCTGGGCAACATTGCCCTAAGCACTGGTACGTGGACCAACGGATCTTCATTCTCAGGCACCAGCAGCGGCACCAATACAGGCGATCAAACGATCACGTTGACCGGCGCCGTAACTGGATCAGGCTCGGGTTCATTTGCAACAACTTTGGCGAATGACATTGTTCTGCAGGCAAACATCGCCTCCAGTGCAGTTACCACAGCAAAAATCAATGATTCCGCCGTCACCGAAGCAAAGCTGGCGGACCAATCAACCAGTGTTGTTTCGACAAACACCCCATCAGGCACCGGCAATTTCACCGGACAAGGCTGGTACGACACAAGCACAGGGCTTGCTTATGTCTGGGACGGAACCGCTTGGTCCCAGGAAGCTGGTATTCAAGACATCACCGTCACAGAAAGCACCCCACTTTCGATTGTTGTCACCAAGCCAGATAATTTCAGCGCTGATCTGACCATCACGCTCGACACTCAAGTAGCCAACAGCGTTTTTGCTGGTCCGACAACTGGAGCAGATGCGACACCAACATTCCGTAGTCTTGTTCCGGCGGATCTTCCTGATGCAACCGCATCAACCAAAGGCGCAGTCATTCCAGGCACCGGCCTAAGTGTTACCACTGGAACGCTCAACCACACCAACAACGTTACTGGCGCAACCGTCAGCGGCATTACGTTTGACGCCCAGGGCCACATTTCAGCTGCAGTAGATCTGGTCGAGGCCGACATACCAGATCTAAGCACCAGCAAGATTACCTCTGGAACGTTTGCAACCGCTTTGATTGCAGACGATGCAATCACGGCAGCAAAACTCGCCAACAAATCAACAGCCCAGATCGGTGAAACCCTGCCAGTGGCGGACTTCATCGGGCAGATGTTCTTCAATCCACTGGATAACGTCTGGCAATCAATTGGTATTTCCGCTGGTGCGATTGTCCTTGCTGGTACTTATGACGCGAGCACTAACCAAGTTGCATCGGTCACGGGTGAAGGCACAGCAATTGGACTGAGCGTTGGTTCAGCATTGCCATCAGCCAGCAACACCAACTCGAATTACTACCTGGTTGTTTCCGAGCCAGGCACTGGAACGTCACCTGCGCCAACCGTTGCACTTGCACCACCTGACCTTATCCTTTCCACAGGTAGTGCATGGCTAGAGATTGATGTCTCTAGTACCTATACCGCACAAACAGCCAGCAATGTTGCGTTTACCCCAGCCGCAAACCTGGGTTCTACCAACGTTCAATCAGCACTTGAGGAAGTTAGCAATGAGTGCCGCGATGTAGACAACATGACCGGCGGTGTGCTGGATGTTAATCGCGGTGGTACGAACATTGCTTCTTACACCAAAGGCGATCTGCTTGCCGCCAGTGCATCCACCACACTCAACAAGCTCGCCGTCGGCACAAACGGGTACATCCTCAGCGCAAATAGCAGCACCACCACCGGTCTGGAATGGATTGCAAATCAAGCCGGCACCGTTACCAGCGTCAGCGGAACCTCCCCAGTTCAAGTTGCCACTGGAACGACAACACCTGTTATCTCGGTTGATGCAGGCACCACCAGTGCAGCGGGCATCCTGCAACTCACTGACGGGGTTGCATCTTCTAGTACAACAACCGCCGCCACACCAAACGGGGTCAAGACCGCCTATGACTTGGCCGCTTTGGCAATGCCCAAGGCGGGTGGAACGTTTAGCGGTCAGGTTCTATTTAACGAAAATGCTTCGCTGGTTTTTGAAGGCGCAAGCCCCGATAACTTTGAAACCACATTGGCTGTAGCGGATCCCACCGCTGACCACACCGTCACGCTGCCCAATTTGACTGGTACGGTCGCTCTAACCAGCCAACTCAACGACGGTACTTTTGACTAATCAAGCTCCGTAAGATAGGAGGGTAATTTCCGGCCTAGCAATAGGCGTTAAGGATGGCCCTCCAACATCTTCGTAGTGGCGTTGCAAATAAGCGCCCCATCCCGACGATTATGTCGGAAGGCCAGATTGCGCTGAATACTAATGAAGCATCACCGGGTCTGTTTTTTAAGGACAGCAACGGTGATTTGGTCAAGATTGGTCCTGTTCATATTGGAACCAGCGCACCAAACTCTTCTCCCGCTAGCACTGCTGCGACTGCACTTGTAACCGGTGCAACGTACCAGATCCTGACCGTTGGGACGTCTGATTTTACGTTGGTTGGCGCAAGTTCCAACACTGTTGAAACTATTTTTACAGCCACTGGCACGACAACTGGCACGGGCACAGTTTCTGGCCAGCAAGGTGTCGAAAAAGGTGAGCAGTGGTTGGATACCAGTGGCGGTAATTATGTACTGAAGATTTACGACGGCACTGCATGGCGCAGTGAAGCTGGCGAATTTGTCAATGTCAGCGGCGACACCATGACCGGCGATCTGGTCATGAATAACGCCAACATCGTTTTTGAAGGTGCAACGGCAAATGACTATGAAACCACGCTAACCGTTACCGATCCAACGGCTGACCGGACAATCACCTTCCCAAATGTTACCGGCAATGTTGTCACAACCGGCGACACTGGAACGGTCACTAGCACAATGATCACTGACGGCACGATCGTCAATGCAGACATCAACGCTAGTGCAGAGATTGCCGTTAGCAAACTGGCTGATGGTGCTGCACGCCAACTACTGCAAACTGATGCTGCTGGGACTGGTGTTGAGTGGGCCAGCAATATCGATATCCCTGGAACGTTAGATGTTACGAGTGCAGCGACGTTTGATTCAACGGTTACGGTAACAAGTTTGATTACAGCCAACGGAAAAGTTAGTTTCCCTGCTGGTACGGCAGCTGCGCCGGGGCTGTATCCAGGAACTGATACTGATACTGGCATTTACGCGCCAGCTGCAAATCAATTTGGAATTGCAACAAATGGAACGTCGCGGTTTGTTATCGACGGCTCGAGCGTGGGGATAAACACAACACTTCCTCAGGCTGAACTTGACGTTCACGGAGTTAATGGATCCAGTGAGATTATGATTCGCGCCGCTGCGGGCTCTAATACAAGCACCTTACGCTTTGAAAGAGACAGCTTCGGTGGTGGCGCCAAGATTCGTTGCGATGGCGACACTCTTAAATTTTTGAATACCGTATCTAATCAGGAGCGGATTACGATAACGTCCGACGGGTCAGTAGGCATTGGGGTCACAGATCCTAATGAATATAACGGCACATCAAACAACCTTGTTGTCGGCAACCATTCCGGTGCAAATGGAATAACTATTGCAGCTCAAGACAATAATGCAGGTTATTTAGCTTTTGCTGATGGCACTGGCTCTGCTGCAGTCAACAGGCCCGGACGAATTGCATATGACCATAGTGACAACACACTGCGATTTGAAACAAACTTACTTGAGCGGGTTGTTATTGACTCAAGTGGAAATGTAGGCATCGGAAATACAAGTCCAGCAGCGCTGTTAGACCTAGGAACTGCTACACCTATTATCCGATTTTCCGATACAGATATAACTGGTTACCACCAAATTCAGTCAAGCAACTCAAATTTTATTATTCACGCTGATCCCAGCAATGCAGATGCAAACAGTGCAATTTCTTTCAAGATAGATAATAGTGATGCAATGCGTATCATTAGCTCGGGTAACGTAGGCATAGGGACCACTTCGCCTGGAGTATTGCTAGATGCTGCAGGATCAAATCCAACACTAAGAGTTAAGGCTACAACGGCAAACACAGAAGTCTCCACTATTCGAATTACTGAAGACAATAACTATGTTGGCGCGTATTTTAAGTATGACGGCAGCACTAATTTAACGCATATTGGAACACATTCTGCAGCGGATAGCAGTACAGCAAATGATAATCACGCCATTACTATTGTTCGTGATACAAGAAACGTAGGTATAGGGGATAGTAATCCTAGCTTCAAGCTAGATGTCAATGGCGACATTGGCATCAGAGAAGACAACAATCTGACCTTCCATGACGGCACAGGAACTGCAGCATTCAGAATTCGTGGAGATAGCGCTAACAAATTACATTTTGAGCGTGCGAGTAACAATTCCGCTCAAATGATTATTGATAATGGAAAAGTTGGCATTGGCACGACGAGTCCTGCAACTTCAGTGCATGTTCGTGATTCAGCTGCAGTTTTAACTCTTCAGGCAGATGATGGTAATGCTTGCCAAGTTTTGTTTGGCGATGCAAGCGATGTAAGTAGAGGAAACATTACATATGATAACTCTGACGAAAGCTTGCAATTC